GTTCTGAAACGGTGATGGAATTATAATAGGTGTAGGCATCCTGCATGGCCTGTAAAGTAAAACCGGTCGACACATTTTCAGCCCTGAGAATAGGTGGTTGTAAAAACACTTTACCGATTTTCACCTGCACCATTTCTGATGTAGTTTTCATTTCCTCGGCATGCTTTTCAGTAGTGAACGGCACAAATTTAGGTTCTACCTCATCAAAACCGGCCTCTACGTCAATGATTTTACAGGCGTTTTCGTCACCCTGAAATTGCTTAAAGTCCTTTGAAAATGTATCGACAACAGGCCGTCCGTTCTCGTCTGTCTTTGGGCTGCTGGTTTCAGATACCTTACGAATCAACATCCCGGCTGGCATGAAGTTCATACGGGCATTTCGGTACAGTACGTTGGATATTCCGGCCTCGGTTGATATGTCGGTTATGGCTGCATCGTAAATTGGTTTAGGGTACACCATATCACCATCGAGGGAATAGTATAACACCTGACCTTTGTAGCGATCTACGCCACCTGCTGCCTCGATCTGAGCCTGAATAACAGTAGGTATTGGATTGAAAACGTCTATGTATTCAATGGTTGATTTTGATATGACGGTGCGCCTCCTTAACTTAGTCCAGTCCCGGTGTATTGCGATCTTGGTAACTTTGCCTGAATCATCATCCAATCCCAAACGGCAATGCTCAAAAGGAATATGGGTAACGTCCGTAATTTGTCCGAAAACATTAAAGTTAAAATGCAGTGCGAACCCGCCATAATCAGAAACATCGTGCGTAATGAGCGATAGGCATTGATCACAGGTTAACCCCCGGTTGTTGATTACCGACTTGTAAAAAACCGTATCGGCAAAGCCTTTGCCCTGTATGAATTTTTGGTAAGTTGAAATACAGCCCTTTGCAGTTACTGAAGCGTTGGTAACTGTCTTTACCCGTTGCGGATAGTCATTTCTCAGGCCGTACGTTTGAATGTCAAATTGTAGGCCATCCAAAACCTCTACCCTTTGTTTTTCAGCTTTTACGTTTGTAAGGTTCATCGAATCAAAGTTATTAAAAAAGGCTGGCCGATTGACCAGCCCCGGTAAAGGTTATCCGTTTATTCAGGTATTCGCTCAAACAGTTTCCGGCATCCCGGGTTCAGCCTTAAATGATATTCAGCCAGTTCGTTGGTCAGGTTCTTATTCGTGCAGTTCTTTGACTTATTGCCAAATTCCTGCAACAGAACGCCACCACGTAACCGATATTGACAGTTATACAAATCTTCAAAGTGCTGCTCATCACGTTTCCAAAGATTGTACAGTTCAAAATAAGCATCTGAAACGCAGTTTGAACAGGTCTTAGGCATTGGTGAGTGCATCACAGCGTTGTACAGCCTTACAATAGCATCGGTTTCATCCGGGTCTAACTGTTTCTGTATAGCACGTCTGGCAATATCATCAACGAATAAAGGCGCAAATCTCGACACTTCGGGCTGTTCCGGGGCTTTCACCTCCGAAACGGCCTTCGTTGTCTTTGCCTTTTTAGCCTTTGCCATGTGATTACGCTGTTACCAGTGCTTCGATCATTAACCGGGTTGTATCGACATCGGTTTTATAAACCGTAATCGGGGTTGCCGGGCCGCCGATTTCCTTCAGCGACACTACCCATCCACCCATTGAATCAGGATCGTATTTCAGCGATGTAGCGGTTTCGCACTTCAGGCCAAGTTTAAAACCTGCGATCTCAAAAGTGGAATCGCCCGGTGTAACTGCTTTCAGTGTGTTTTTGTATTTGTTCTCCCAGATCACCACAAAGCGACCGTTTGCGATACCTTCAATGTTTTCCTTTGTTTCCGGGTCATTGTCGAAAACAACGAAATTAAAGGTAGTTGCATAGGTATTTTTGAAACGCTTTTTCTCCATCTCAACACCTGCCCCTGAGAATGAATCACCGATCTGATGTACAAGGTAAGCGGTTTTCCCGGCTTTCAGAACGATGTCGGTCAGCACGAATTGCGATGTACCATAAACGCAGGAATCAAAATCAATGTCATCCCGGTTAATGATGTACGCTACGTTTTCCAGTTCAGCTACAAGTGTATTTTCGCAATTTGCAGATATGTCCCTTGCAATTACGCTGTCACAGTTTGCCATATATGTTTTCTCCTATTTTTGAGGGTTAAGATAAGGCCGGAGTAACCCGGCCTGTACCGTTTAGACTGCGTACTGGAATAAGGTGTCGTCCAGAATCAAAACTCCGAACCTGTCACGGGCCAGCATTTTGGTGTCCTGATCATCGGCTGAAAACCATACCTGAAGTGTGGTAACGAGTTCTGAGTTCGGAGCGGCAAAGTTCAGGTTTTCTTTTGTGGTGAAAACTGCACGGTGCGGGTTGTTCCACTTTGTACCGTTGTTTTCGTATTCCTGAATGTAGGCATCCCACAAAGGAATCGGGTAAATGTCAACACCTTTGCGCTTGAAGAACTGCATACCGTTCATTCCGGTTTCCCACTGAATCTGTGTTGCAGGAACACCTGTCCCGGTCAGTCCTTTTTCGTAAGCATCAGCAACGGATTGAGTACAAAGGATGAATTTGTTTGCAGCATTACGAAGTTTTATCGGTGCGCTGTAAATCATCGCATCAATAACGGCAATCCCGTCGGTAAACGCTGAATTTTGCAGGGCGTATGTTGCCTGAGCATTTGCAGCGATGTCGGTATTACGCAAAGGATCGGCTGCGATCAGTGCGGCCAGTTTCTTAAAGAACCCGTCACAGGTGGTAAACAGGTTTGCATTTTTACCGGCTGTGATTACACCACCCCCGGCAATGTTTGCGGCTGCTGTGTCACCAAACCATGCCAACCTCCAGAACATGCGTTTCAGTGCATCGGTCATCAGCGGTGAAAGAATGTCAGCAATTACAGTCCCGGTAAGGTCTGCGATCTCAGTTCCCGGATTCAGCCCGTAGCGTGCTGCGGTTGTATCAAGGTCTTTGTAACAGATTTTTTCAGGTACTTCCCATTCACCGAGTACCCATGTTTTTTCGACAGAGGCGGCTTGTGAACTATTGAATGTAGGTGCGCATGAAGTACCACCTGCCAAGCCTACCTCGGCAAATGCACCGATACCGTCCAGCTTATCGCCTGAGTGGGTATTCGGATTGAATGTGTGGAACTGGTTAAAATCACCCCCTTCGAGGGTTTCCAGTTTGATCAGCTCCCGAAAATCTTTTATGCCATCGTTGTTTACAACGAAATTGGCCCAGTTTATTCCTGTTGATGCCATTTTGTTTCGAGTTTATGGTTATTTCTTAGTTTTCTTTGCTTCGATTTCAGCCTTGCGCAGGTTGATCTTTTCCTGAACTTTTGATACAGGCGGTTCGTTAAAGTCCTGCTGACGGCCTTCAGGGAAATACTTTGATTTCAATCCCTGTAAAGCAACATATTCAGCTTTTGCATCTTCCGTTACTTTCTTAGCTTCAGCCAGTTGTGTAGCCAGATCAGCAGCGGCCTGAGTATTTGCACCTTTCAGCGTTTCGATCTCCGCTTTCAAAGCATCGTTTTCAGCCTTCAAAGCATCCATTTCCGTTTCATCGCCTTCCGGTTCTGTGATTTCGGTAATGACACCGCCTGCAACGGTAATGACTTTGCCATCTTCCATCGTGAAAACACCATCCGGGCTGGCTGTGTCACCGACTGCCGGATCACCTGTTTCCCGTTCAACTGTCAGAGTGTTGCCGGTTGCATCGGTAAGGGAAAGGTTAACGGCTTCAGGTGCAAGTCCAACGGCCTTTAACAGCCTTTTAAGAATTGTATCTTTCTTTGCCATTTCAGCTTTGAGTTCATCAATCTGTTTTGCTTCCATCTGTTGTTTAAATTTATTGTTAAAATCCTTTTTTGAGTTCGATATTGCTGGCAGGATTTCACCGACGAATCCCATCTCTAAAGCCTGTTGAGCGTTCAGAGTGGTTTCGGCATCCATCATTGATTTGAGTTGTTCACGGTCAGCCCCGGTGTTGGCTACATAGAAATCAAGTAGCCTGTTTTCTTCTGCTTTTAGATCAGCGGCCATCTTTGCCAAGTCCTCAGCCCCGTATGAATCAGCTAATGTATATTCAGGGATATACGGGTTATGAATCATAACCTGACCGTATGGATAGATTTTGCGCCTGTCTTTTGGGGCTGACATCAGAATAACGGTTGCAATCGAAGCACAAAGCCCCTCGACCGTCATTGATACTTTTTTACCTGAGTGGGTTAATAGATCATGGCAGGTGTACCCCTCGGTTACAGAACCGCCCCGGCAATGCAATCTGCCGTCAATCTCTGAATCATCTGAAGCCTGTAAAAAATCGGTTAATCGGCTGGCTGAAAATACGTCCATTCGATCACCAAAGAATCCAACAGCGTTGTTTTCATTCTCAATATCAGTATAAATTTTCAGTAATGCCATAACCTGTCAGGATTAACAGGTCAAAGTTAGGTTAGTGCGGAGTGTGTTTACTTGTAATGCGGTTTACTAATTTCCGATTGCAACCAATCCACAACCGAATCAGCCCAAAGCCGGGAGCGGTTCAATGATTTCTGTTTTCGATTGTAGCGAACCAGCGACCGGCACCCGAACCATATCAGAGCCATGCCGATTATTCCGGTCATAAAACTTTCTGTTCCATACGTTCAACGATCTTGTAAATGTTCGATGAACACTGCCCTGTGTCTATGCTGACATTCTCAACCGCCTGCATACGTTTGCAAGTCTGCCGGTGTTCCAGATAGAGCCGGTAAACCTTCACCTTATGGTTAATATCAGTTGGCACCATCCCCAATTTAATCAGGTGCTTGATTATGCTTTGATGTTCGCAGACATATTCGTATAAATTCATTTTACAGCGTTTTCGGTTATCAATGCCAATCGATCATCAGCCCTGTGAAATTCCTGCAAATCCAAAACAGGATTAGGCATATTTATTAAAGCCTTGCTGAACGCATTGGCTAAAAACTGTTCGCCCTGCACCTCCTGCGACTTGTTAACGGATTGAATCGCTACGCCACCCCCGGCAAGGTTCAGCCCGGATAGCAACGGGGCAAACATTCCGGTACTTTGAGCATTCATAACAGATTCATTGTTACTTAGCCTGACCGGGATTGAATCTGACGTGCCAGAGCCTTCCCCGGTTATCAGTCCTCCGGTTGCTTTGCCGGGTGCTTTCGGTGGGTCGGTTAACAGTTTCTTAGCCTTTGCAACTGCACCCAAAACGGTTACAAACGCCTGTGCTGTGTACAGAACGGACAAAGCCGGGGCAAGTGGGCCACCTGCCGATGCCGCCTGTTGAGCGTTTGCGATCGCAGTAGTCAAAGCCATTGCAGTATCAAGCCCGATTTGGAACAACGCCATTGCCTTTGCAAACCCGGCTGATTTTTCCTGCTGTTGGCTGAATATATCACCAAGTGCAGAAATACCTTCCAATATCGTTTGCGCTACCTGAAATTCAATTTCACGTATTTTGTTTCTGTCATCTACGCCCTGTTGTTCAATGTCTGCCAGTTCAGATTGAAGTTCTAACCTGCGTGCAATAAGTTGCTCATTGCTTTCACCCTCCAACGCCTGAATGTTGTCGATCTCACGTTGCTTTGCTTCGATACGCATTGCAATAGTATCTTCACCTGCTTGGCGTGCTATTTCGATTTCGTTCTGATAACGCTGCAAGGTTTCATCCAACACCTTTTGACGGGCTGCCGCTTCAAATTCTGCCCGTAAATCTTCCTCCTGTTGCCTGAACTTTTCACGTACAAGCGATAAATCTAAATGCAGTTTTTCGGCTTCTGCCAGTTCTGTATTTCGCTGTAACTCTAACTGCTGCAACCTCAAATCAAGTTCAGCCTGAGAACCTTCCTTGACCGCATCTAACCGGAGTTGTATTTCCCTTTCC